ATAGGCCCATATTAGTAATGGAGGTAAGAAAACATGACGACATTTGCTTTGACGGCTCACGATTGGGATCAAGCCAAAGGTCCTTGTTGTGGCGTTTTAGCTTGTGCGATTGCTGCTCAAAAGCCTTTCAAAGATGCTTGGGCCTGGTTCAAAAAAGCCGATAAGTACTATGCTAAGCCAAGGTGGAAAGGCGCTACTTTCACCCATGACTATTTCAAATGGTTCAATCATGCTGGCGTTAAATTCAGACACGTTTTGCCTGGTAAAATGACTTTGAGCGGCTTTGTCCACTACAAAGCTAAACCTAACATCCCCTACTTAGTTGTGACTACTGGCCATGCCCAGATAGTTTACAACGGCAAGGTTGTTGACCAAAGAGGTGTGTTCGACATCCAGAAGTGTTGGGGAAGACTGAAATTTATTAAGGAAGTCTTCATCATCAAGATTCCTAATAAAACCTGGCAAGAGTTTGGCTTGCCACTTTTCGATAACATCAACAACTAAGGAGGTACTATGAAAAGACTTGTTCATGGAACGCCAATCACTCCTAAAAGATTGTTACCGCAGCTCAAAGGCAAAAGCTTTTGTGTCAGTTATATGCACCCAGAGCAACTTGCTGAGTGCATTGAGCTTGTTGGTGACAATGAGGTATTGATCCTGGACAACGGAGCTTTCACCGCCTGGAAGAAAGGCATCACTCTTGATGCTGCCTGGTGGGATGGCTTTTATGCTTGGGCCAATGCTGCAATGGACAAGTGTCCTAATGCAGTGTGTGTGATTCCAGACGTTATCAACGGCGATGAAGCTAGCAATTTGCAGCTCATTGCTGATGCCATTAAAGGTGGCAAAATCAAGTATCCAGAAAGAGCAATGGCCATATGGCATATGAATGAGAGTTTTGACCAGCTAGAAAAGTTATTTAGAATTTTTAACTTCGTAGGCTTCGGCAGCTGCGGCGAGGTTGACATTGCCAAGAACAAGCCTGGTAGTGCTTACATTGCCAAGATCAAGCAAGCCTGGGCATTTATGGACTACTGGCAAAAAAAATATGGCATCGACAAACCCTGGATTCACATGATGAGAGGTTTGGGCGTGCTTCACAAAATTGGTTTCGACAGTGCTGATAGCTGCAATATTGCCATGAATCACTGGAGAAACAAAAACAATGTTGTTCACCATGTAGCTCAGTTTGCAGACAGACTAGAAGCCAAGGTTAACAACCAGGAATTGAACGAGCTTCCCTTGTTCAATGTTGCAGCTTAACAACTAAGGAGAAAACATGAGCGCATTTATCGTAAACCCAGAACACATAGCAGCATTAGTTGCTTACACTCAAGCACCTACCAACAAGATGCACTGCTACAACATTCACACTAAGCAAGAGATAAACAACACTGCGAAAAACTTTTGCACTGTTCTTGCCAAGGCCAACGTCAAAAGTGTTGATGCCAAGTACGGAGATAACACCGCACATTACAGCGAGGAATTTATTGAGCATTTGATGCTGTTTCCAAATGAGTGTTTTGTTGGTATGCAAAAATTCAAAGGTATGATGGGATTTTATGGCTGCCCAAACTTGACTGATGCAGACATTTTCAACATGACTTGCTGCCTTGAGTATCAGTGCTGCGAGGTTGATAACTGGACACACACTGATGCTTACTGGTTGATCCAGGCAATCAAAAATGCAGCTGCTAAAAAAATGGCTAGCGGCGCTGCTGTTCAGTGGGAATATGAAGCTGCTTAATGAAAAAACTAAGCAAAAAACAACAAATAAATAAGTTCCTCAAAAATTTAAAAGAAAATGAAACCAGGCCCATTCACGAATGGACCTGGATAGATCTTCATAGAGATTGCCAATCAAGAAATAATTTAAGAATACTTAGAGCTTGTAGTAAAGCCTAACCAAAGCATCTTTATACCTACGCTTCACAATCCTAGGATCATTCAGTCCTAGGATTTTTGCTATCTTAGTCCATTTAGGACCACGATCAGTAAATGCAGCTGAGTGAGCTACCGCCCAGGTAAGCCTTCTATCCTCGTCATCCATCTTTGTTAACGCCAGGTCTATAGCTTTATCTAACCTGGTAATCTGATCTGGACTAGCTTTTAACCTGGTTGGTTCTGTTGTGCTGTAACCATAACCAGACCACTCAGTTACATAATCTGGCCAGTTGACCATCTTTTGCTTTCTAAAAGCACTTGGCAATTTTCTTTCTGTTTCCGCAGCTTCAAAGAATAAATCATTTAACTGCGCTACATCCACCTTACAGCCAATCTAATATAGGTTTATTTACGTTGCCCTTTTCCCAGACAAACCATGCAAGAGCCATCATGCCACCATCATACGAAACGCCATTTTTCATAAGTGAAATTCTTTTAGAAAATACATGAACTCTTACTGGTGGATTAATCTTAAAGAACTCTTTGCGCTCCTGGCCTTCTAAAAATGTAAGCTTTAATAACAAAGCAAACTTTTTATGTGATAAGTAATGGCATTGTTTGACAAACTGCATAAGCAGTCTGCCATAAGGTGGATTAGTAACTATGTTTTCTCTAACCTCTGATTCCATTAAAAAATCTATATTAGATTTACCATATCCTCTATCAACAAGATCTGTACTTTCTACTTCGTAACCATGATCTATTAATGCTTTTGATATATGTCCTTGTCCACAACAAGGCTCATAAATTTTACCATTAAAGCTTTCTACATTCAAAAGAGCTTTGGTAGCTTCTAGCGGTGTTGCATAAAAATCGTCTTTTTGTCGATCACCTCTTTTGTTAAATCCAAGTGTTAACATGGCTGTTTCTAAAGTTGTCAATTCTTGCGCTCTTTTCTAAGCTTGTCATCCATGTCTCTAAGCCAGTTAAATTTATCAAATATAGGAATGTGTTCCAGGTTAATCACTAAATCTTTATAAGCTTCTTCTGAGTATTTTTTTCTTAGCTTAGATAAAACTCGCCTTTGTAACTCATCAATGGGAAACTTTGCGCTACGATCCACAGCTGCTGCATAGGCTGGATTCTTTTTCTTAGCTGTTAACTTAGCTAAGTTATTTATCTTAGCTAAGTTATTATTCTTAGCTAAGCTATCTAAGCTATTTTTTTTATTAAAGGAATTAATTGGATTGCTAAGTTGTGCGCTAAGCTTAGCTACATGATTTGCTTTAGAAGAAATTTTACAGTCATCGTGATTCATCTGTCAACCCCCCATGAATAAAAAAATAATTTCCACCATCTAAATTGTGGTCTGAGTTGGCTTCGCCGCAGTCCATCCTCGCTAATTTATTTTCAATATGAAACTTAACAGCATCACTTGCATAGAATCTTTCACCTGGTTTTAATTTATTTTTGAAACTTAGTGTTAGTCTGGCAGCTAAATTTTCATATAACTCCTGGTAATCCCCAAGCTTGTCAGCTCTATCTTTTAATATTTGTGCAGCTGTTTCTGCATACTGATGTGGATTCATTTAATGATCCTATCAAAATGATCTACCTTCAACTCTTGTGCTTTCCAGGCAGCTCTTTCAGCTGCTAGCTCTTGCTGTGTTAACGGCCTGGACTTTTTAATCAGCTCTTTGCAAATTTGTGATACTGGATTTGCACCAGTTTTATTTGAATGACCCATCTATTTTCCCCTCAGTTTAATAAATCCCTCTAAAAATTCTTGTACCTGGTCAACAGATCTGCACAGTTGCCAAATACCGCCAGCTTCTTCAAGTTTGTCTCTTATAAGTATCTGATTAGCAGTCGCTTTACCCTTAGCACCTTTAACCTCAATAAATATTGATAAGGATGCACCGCATAACGTCTGATCGCCTGGTACAAATATCTCTATGTCTGGCCAGCCAGCTTTTGTTCCCATACGTTTTTGTTTTACTTTAAAAGCAACATGACGATTGCCCTCATTCGGTGAATGATGCCAAACTGATCCAGGTGGTAACATAATATCTAACCATCTTGCGATTCGCAGATGAACTATATCTTCCGAATCAATTCCTGCGGATAATGAAGTCATTTGGCGTAACCGATCCCATTGTTACGTCTAAAATTAAACCTAAATTCTTTGGATTCGGTGTCAGTGCTTGATCGTGGTCTTTTGGTAAACACCATCTTCGTGCTACTGTAGCTTCTTTAAACCCAAGTTTTTCAGCTAATTTTTTGTAACTTAAATTATTTTGTAATCTGTATTCTTCTAATGTCATGTCTTTAGAAGTAACATAAAGTGATTTTAAACGTCAATACCCTATTTATATTTGACAATAATGACGTTTGAAGTCATAGTTCTATACGTAAATAGCAATAAACTATACTTTATACATCATGTTGTGCTGTTTTTTGTTTAAGGCACAACATATTGTAGCAAGCTTGTTGACGCAAATAATAGTTGGAATTAGAACAAAAAGGAATAAAATGTCTGTATTAAAATTTAAGAATAAATACAAAGCTACTGACGTACATATGCCTAA